AACTCGATGAATGGGTAAAGCAGGCCAATCGTATTAATAAAGAAATAAACAGCGGGTAAGGCTCACTCTATGGCTAATATGGAAACGAAAGTTACAGTCACAGCGGTAGATAAAGCCTCACCTGTTGTGAATAAAATTGGTCAATCGATTGATAGATTAAAGCAATCCGCTGCAAGCATTGGCACAAGCTTTAGTGCAATGGGAAATGCAGCCGGTGACTTCGGACGAAAAGTTAGAAATTTGGGTCTTGTTGCGAGTGCAGCCGGTGCGGGTGCCTTCATGCTTGTAAAGAGCTATGCCGATCTTGGCGAAACTCTCAACCTAACCTCGCAAAAGACGGGCGTGTCTGTTGAGAATCTTCAAAAGCTAGGCTATGCAGCAGAGCTAGATAAGATTAGTGCAGACGAGCTCGGAGCGTCACTCCAGTTCTTAAATCGCAACATGGAACTTGCTAAAACTGCGCCTGACAGTCAACAAGGCAAGATGTTTAAAGCGCTCGGCATTGACGTTACCAAAACCACCGATGCTTACGAAGTCTTGATGAAAATGTCAGACAAGTTTTCAAAAAGCACGAACGTGGGTGAGAAGAATTTATTCGCACGCGCGCTCATGGGCCGTGGTGGTACAAACTTAATACCGCTTTTAAATCAAGGCTCAAAAGCCATCCAAGACTTAGGTGCAGAATATGAAAAACTAGGTCATGTCATGAGTGCAGAATCAGCAACCGCCGCTGACAATCTAGGCGATAACCTTCAAAGATTGGCAGTTGTTGGCAAAGGTTTTTCGGGGATGCTAGCAGAGCAACTCGTTCCCATTCTCAATCCATTAATCGTGCAATTCACAGAATGGGTTGGCTCAAATAAAGATTTAGTCAAATCCAACATAAACTCTTTTGTTTCAGGAACCGTCACCGTATTTAAAGCGTTGTTTCAAGTTTTAAGCGCGCTTAAATTAATTATTACGCCGATAGTAGATGCATTCGGTGGTCTGGGAACCGTTGTTAAACTGTTAGCGGGTGTTTATATCGCTTCACTAATTGCCAGTTTTAGTAGGCTTGTGTATTCGATTGGTGTTTTTGGCGCAGCCTTAGTGGGATATATCCCTGCTATGTATGCAGCTGCGGCCGCAAACTGGGCTTTTGTTGCTCCATTATTAGTTGCAGCTATACCCATACTTGGTATTGCAGCAGCCATCGGTTTAGTGGGATTTGCAATTTATAAATTGATAACAGGGTTTTCTGAGTTTAAGGCAGCGTGGTTTGCGTTGTGGCCTCAACTTGCAGAGCCAGCGAAAGCGGCAGTTAGCATGATTATGAGTAGCTTCACGGTAGCTTTGTCTGGCCTAGGTAATATTTTTGGCATTAATTTTGAAGCAATAAAAGCAAAAGTCAGCGGGATTGTCGATTGGATTATCACGAAATTCCAGGCTGTAAAAAGTCTATTAGGATTTGGTGACAGCCAAGAGAGCGGAGCCAGTGTTAATAAAGCGGCAAATGACGTCAATAAACTGCAAACAACAGTGCAAGCAACAGGCGAAAAAGCTTCAACACTTGGCACGTTTTTTGCAGAGGCGAGCCAAAAAACTATCATGGCCATGAATCCTGTGCTGGGGCTGCTGTTACAAGTATCGGAAGCTGTAGATCGTATAAAAGCCTCGTCATCGATGAAACCAATCAGCATCGGTGTGACAACTCCTTTGGTGCCCCCAGCTAATGTAACAGGAGCAGCTAGTCCTGCCGGTAGTGCAGCCGCTATTCCAGCGAAGACTTTACTCACGCCACCTGCTTCTAGTGCGCAAATAGCATCAGCTCAAAGTAGCAGAACGAAGCTTGATGTCTACATGAAGATAGATGCAGAAGGTAGAGCTAAAAACATCCGTGCAAAATCAAGCGCCAATATGGATTTCGCCGCTAATACAGGAGTTATGCTGTGACCAGCGTCTATAATTTCACGTATCAGAGAGCGTCGTTTCGCGGCGCAGAATTTGGTGTATTTGATGCTGAAGTATTATTCGGGCGTCGCAACGTATTGCACGAATATCCGCTTAGAGATGAACCTCTGGCGGAAGATTTAGGAAAAAAAGCTCGCGAATATTCCATCAATGCTTTTGTAATTGGCAAAAACTATAGCGCTGCGCGTGATGCGTTAATGAGAGCTATCGAAGAACAAAATTCACCAGGCACGCTTGTTCACCCCACACTCGGCTCCATTGCTGTTATTCCCAAAGATTGTCGAATTAAGTTCGACAACAGAGAAGGTGGCATTGAATACTTTACACTGACATTTGTAGAAGCAGGGGAAAATAATTTCCCTTCTGGCTTTGCAGATACGAGCTTTCTGGCGGCTAAGTTTTCTTCAGATGCGATCTCTACACTCATTAGTTCGTTCGCTGATTCATTCAACGTCTTCAATGTTCCTGACTTTCTACACTCAGATGCACTAACCAGTCTTGTGGGTAATAACACAACCAGTATCAATGGGGACGGTAACGATTTTCTAAGTGTTGTTAAGCGCACATTGAAAGCGGGTAGTTTTGGCTCTGATAATTCCGAGTTTACTAACATATCTGATATGTTAGGCAAGTTTTCAACAGAAACGACCGACACCTTATACGAACCTGTCGAGTTAGGCAGAAAAGTTTCTAACATTTTAACCGGCATGAGTGATGTTTACCTTAACCAACCCACGACCGATGCGAACGCCGTTAAAACTTATTTATCCTCGGTTAAACCGGCTAATCCTGAGCTGCAAGCGTTAGAAGCACAAAAACGTATACAAGATTACGGTAATGAATTTGTGCCGGTGCCATCAACTACCGCTGATCGTATACAACAAGCCGATAATCAATATCAATTAATCAATTTAATTAAAAATATTTCAATCTGCGAGATGATACGTATCACCAGCATTATGACGTTTGCTAGCAGACAAGATGCTATTTCTATTCGGGAAAATGTTGATAGCTACATTCAACCGCAGTTAGTCACGATGGCGGATCGAGGCGAAGACACCCAATACTTAGCACTCAACAAAGCACGTGCTGCGATGATACGTGATATTAATACACGCGCGGCGACTTTGAGAAACAAACGATATATTACAACTGCTGATGCCATGCCAGCCATTGTATTTGCTTATGATCAATATGAGGATGCAACGAAAGATGTATTAGTCATCGAACGTAATCACATACGAAATCCTGTTTTCATTCCGTCCTATAGCAGTATTGAGGTAGTGATATGAGCAAGAGTAATTTATCTCTCAATATCGATGGGATAGCTTATGAAGGCTGGACGGCTGTATCTGTTTCACTCTCAATGGAAAACTTGAGTGGATCATTTCAATTATCCATGACTGATCCAGATGGAAGTGGTGCAACAAGAATCAGACCAAACGATCCTTGTACTGTCTTAATTAACGGACAAATCGTTATTACCGGTTATGTTGATAAAGTCACGCCTTCTTTTGATGAATCATCCCATCAACTCGTGGTTACAGGGCGAGATAAAGCCGGCGATTTAGTTGATAGCTCAGTGGTGAATGGAACTGGTCAATACAATAATCAAAAACTCGATGCGATTATTAGGAAAGTAGCAGAACCATTCGGCATCAATGTTGAAAGCAAAGTATCAACCAAGAAATTAGAAACATTTAATGTTGATCAAGGGGCCACTGGCTTAGAGACGATACAAAAGCTTGCTAAGAAAGGGGGGTTTCTGGTTATCTCAGACGGCAAGGGCGGTATTCAAATTACCCGATCTGGTTCTGAATCGATGGAAACTGCCTTAGTTCAGGGCCAAAATATCCTTGCAGCCAATTGTGAATATGATGCCTCCAAAAATTATAGCGAGTATCACGTAAAAGGCCAGAAACAAGGTAAAGACACTGATACAGTCAAGCGCATCGCACACAACAAAGCGATTGTCGAAAATGAATTTGTAAATCGATATCGACCGTTATTAATCATCGATGATGGTCAATCCGATGAGACGAGTGTTAAAGATCGTGCTCGCTGGGAAGCCTCTATTCGCAGAGCAAAGGCAACTAAAGCAGAAATAACGGTAGTAGGTTGGCAAGAAAATCCCGGCACAGGCGCAATCTGGGGAATCAACAAGTTAGTTAAAGTGGAATCATCCCTGTTAGGTATCAACGACATGATGTTGATCTCTAGCGTTAACTTTACGCTAGATGAAAACGGCGAGTTAGCAAGAATCACCGTGACACCACCTGCTGCTTATTCTGGGATTGCTAGCGATAAAATCAGTAAACCCAAAGGCAAGGCCGCTGAAAAACAAGAAACCAATAATCCTTATCGACGGAGTGGTGGTTAATGGCTCTTTCTCAAAATGAATTAGACCAAATATCGAAACTGATTGCGAATCGATTGCGCAACATGTTCGCACGTGGTGAAGTGAAGAAAATAACAAAAGGCAAAACCACAAAAGCTAAAGTCGAGTTTTTATCGGGAGAGATCTTCGATGGCATTGAAATGCCTCAGCAATTTGGTCATCAATCCCATCCGCCCGTTGGCTCAGAAGTCATTGCTTTATTCCTAGGTGGAAACAGAGATCACGGCAGTATCATTGCAACTTTTAACAAATCACACACACAACAAGAAGAGTTAGAAGAAGGCGAAACCGCCATGTTTGATCGCTCAGGCTCAAAGGTTGTGATTAAAGCAGATGGTTCTATCAGTATCACGCCATCAGGCGGCACTGTTCAAATTAATGGAAACCTAGTGGTCACTCAAGATATATCTGACCAAAAAGGTTCTATGCAAGAAATAAGAGACATCTATAACTCACATACTCATGACGGCGGCTCTGCTCCTGACAATGAAATGACATAGGAGAGAAGAATGGATGCAGCTTTAACATTTTTGTCTGGTTCATTTAATGCAGATATTAGAATTTCAAAAGGAGATTTAGTCAGAGAAGAAGATTTAGAAACAGCAATCACGCTTTCCTTGTTTTCAGATAGACGCGCAGCAGCAGATGATCCGATAGAGAAGGGGGAAAGTTTACGTGGCTGGTGGGGCGATACATTTGCTGAGGTCAAGAACGATAAGTTTGGTTCTAAACTTTGGTTATTGCGCCGTGAAAAACAGCTACAAAGTGTGTTAGACCGAGCAAAGCAATATGCTCAAGAATCTTTACAGTGGCTGATAGACGATAGAGTGGCGTCAAAGGTGCTCGTTATCACGGAAATAGTTGGCGAAAAGCCCAGCGGTATCTTGGGGATTCGTATTGAAGTAACAAGACCTACCGGGCTACAAACCTTTCAATTTGACTATGTTTGGAATCAAATCTAATGGCTACTTTTACCAGACCGACTTTTTCAGAAATACTTACACGCGTGCAAGCCGATATTGATTCCAGATTACCTGACGCTGACAGTAGATTGCGTCGCTCTTTATTGAACGTCATTGCCTACATTGTCGCAGGTGTTGCGCATGGACTTTACGGTTTTATCAGTTGGATATCATTACAGGTTTTTCCAGACACCGCAGAAATAGAATTTCTCAACAGATGGGCAGCCATTTGGGGTGTCACACGGTTACCCGCAACGAAGTCAACAGGGAAGGTAACGGCGACCGGCATCAACGGCACGGTCATTGTTGCGGGTATGGAATTGCAACGAAGCGATGATGTAGTGTTTGTCATTACGACTGAAGGAACCATTACGACGGGTACTGCAACACTACCTGTTGAAGCGGTTCTTGCTGGTTCAAATGGTAATACGGATGCTGGTACAACACTCACGTTTGTAAGCCCAATTGATGGTTTAGATGGTGATGCAATCGTGACCGTGGATGCGTTAACGGATGGTGGAGACGAAGAAGCAGACGCACCGTTTTTAATTAGATTGTTAGATCGCATTCAA